TGCAAAGTAAACGAAGACCCCCAAGCAACAACCTGCCGCTGTGGCATCGCTACAAAGCATCCGTCATTAACCAATGGCGCTTGTCCACCAACGATTTGAGCGTTTTGCAACGCTCCAGATGGCGACCAATAATAAATTGCGCCGCCCGTAGGATTGGCAATTAAATTCTCACCAAAGTTGTCCAAAGACCAGTCTGTTGCTGTAATAGCCGTACCCGGAACGGAGGGTTGTGTTGTTCCCAAACCAAACCCGCCCGTGCCATACCCACCAACACCAAATCCTGAACCTTGGGGTTGCGGGCCAATAGCTACATAATACGTCGAATTAATGTTACCGCTATTGATAGATACAGGACCAGCGGTTGATGTAGCTGAATTTTGGGCGGAAAAAGTAAAAGTGTTAGCGTTAGTTACGCTTAAAACGGTAAAAAGGCCAAAAAGCGTTAACCCGCCTACAGATGTAGATACCCCAATGTAAAATTGAGAACCCGTTGAATAACCATGATTATTTAAAACAACGGTTACAACAGATGATCCACTTGTGGTGGAAAACGTATAAGAAGCGCCGCCGTTGGATACCGTTGATGTAGCGGGGGATGCTGCTGTAATTGTGTAAGTTGTGCCGCCCGCCGTTTGAAGTAAATACGACCCAGTCAACACAATGCCACCAACCGATACAGGCGTTACGTAATTAACGTAATCCAAAACCGATGCGGTAATGTTGGAATCAACAACTGTAACAGTCGTAGAGCCAGAAGTTGTGGAGAAATTAGGCGCGGTATTGGTAACGGATGTCTGTGGGGTTATGTTAATATTGTTATTGCTGGTCAAAACGTTAAGAGATGATTGCGCCCCCACAGCCAAATGATTGACCGCATTAAGGTCCGCCCATCCTTTTAATGCCCGAATCGTAGAAGAATAGGCGGTGTTAAAATACGTAACCCAGCCGCCCAGCTTCTGAACAAGGCCAAGGTTATTGCGGTCCGGCATGAACCGGACAAGATTTGTGGAAGAAAGAGCCGCCTCATTCAGGGTCGGCGTCTTAATTACATCAACACCCGGAATAAGTTTAAGTGTTGCGTGGGCCATCGCTTACCCCCTTGGCGGTGTAGCAATAGGCGAAGGAGATTGCGAACCCCATGCGGAAGATTGGAATTTCTTCCTATATTCTTCAATTGTCGCTCCTTTGAGCAACGTTTGATACTGCTGTTCCCAATTGATAGGCATCTGCGGATCAGCACCAGTCGTTGAGAAGTTACGTTGGAACCCGCCCACGTAAACCATGCTGGCGGCTATAAATAGGTCCGGCAGATAAGTGGAAATAAACGTGGTCGTATTGGTCGCCGACAGGGACGACGCATGAATCGTCCCCGTCAACGTCAGTGGATAAGATGAGTTAGGATACGGCCCAAGGAGAATATACTGGCTTGTATTTCCAGTCGTGGCCGAATCGCCTCCATAAACAGCGAAGACACTTGGAACTCCTGCACTTGCCGTGCTGTTGAAAACGTTTTGAATGTACTCCTTAGCCACAGGGGCCAAAGGAGTCAAAACCCCGTTGTTATTTACTTGAATCGTCTGAAGCGTAATAAACGCCGCAGTCGGTATCGTTAAGATATTAACGTTTTGAGTTGTAGAAAACGAAGTGTTATCATAGACTTGTGCGGATAAAAAATCCAGATCACGTTGCATCCGCAGTTCCGCGTAGGAAATTGCTTGGGGCAAAATGATCTGGAAATTAGTGTCAGTTGTAGGGACAACCGCCAACGTAGCGATTTGCTGAACGTAACTGTTATACGTAAGGCCAGTTGTCATAAGTCATCCTTATTGGGCGGGCTGCTCTTCCGTTGGCGCAGCTTCAACAGGTGCTGGGGCGGGAACAACAGCAGATTCAATCTGTGGTTTTGCTTGACCATGAAGAAGCTGAATCAAATCAGCTACTTCCGCATAAACGCCAGCACCAAGGTGTTTCAATACGGTGTTAACGTGGGCTACGGTCAACTTTAGTTCAAGTTCAAGATTTTCCATTATGTTCTCCTAAAATGGTGGTTTTTGAGGCTGTACTTGTGGTGTAGATATCTGGTTAATTTGAGCGGCAATAGCTGCTTCAACCCCCGTTATGCTGATAGATTGTGATACCCATTGGAACGCCATTTCCTGTGTAATGTCCGCATATGGAACAAATTCCGCCGGATTTGGTGTTCCTAATTGCACTGTACCAGAACTTGATGACGTAACCAAGCCATTCGTACCCGTGCAAACCCAATTAATGGCCGTAACCACATTGGTCAGGCCGTCATATAGTGGGTTTACTATAAATTGGGGGAATGACCACGTAAATTCCATTACGATAAACCAGCCCCGGAAATTATTGCGGTTGAGGACGATGTAAAGAGAACCGTACAAATTCCGTACAATGCAAGGGTTCTGTTCCCAGTAGTAGACGATGCTTGGCCCGCCCACTGTAAGGTTACGCCCGTACCCTGTGTGATTGTCTGACTGCTGCCAGAATTGTTATAAATCGTTACCGCATTGCCCGAAGACATTACGGCATTTGGGATAGTTACGCCGCCAGTCGTAATGGATATAGCTTGACCATTATCGGTTGCGACCAAGACATAAGCGGCTGTTTGGGAGTTAATAGGGATACTACGAACATTCCCAATAGAATCGTTTACGGATGTCCCTGCCGTAACAGTTGTACCAGCAGAAAGGGCGGTTCCTGCGGCAATAGTAGTAGTTGCGGTAATATTGGTTCCTGCGGCAACCGTTGTGCCTGAGTTGACCGTTGTTCCAGCGGTAATGCTGCCGCTAACCGTCAAATTGCCAGAAATAGAACCGCCTTGAAGAATCCCGTCATCCGCCTTTTTGACGTTCGTGCCGTCGCTATAAATGATGATGCTGTAGCCTTGCGGGAGGGCCACAGTCGTTCCAGCCGCCGCATTGCTGCCGTTATTGGAGCCAAGAGTAACCGTATACGCGCCGGACGTGCTGTTTGTCACAACCCACATGCCAGCGACGCTTTGTGGAAGCAAAACCGTCTGGTTAGCCGCCAACGCACCCGTAAGGTTAAATCTCATGGCCTGAGATGTGGAACCTGCTGCTATAGCACTGGGTGCGGCAATATTTGTATAGGTCGGTGAGCCGCCCGTGTTGACGGATACAGATGTTGTGTTGCCAAACATCTGGTCAAGAATGGTGGAATTGTAATTGAGGGGCTGGTCCCACGTAGGGGATGTGCTGTTATAGGCGGGTTCGTTAAGGGCCAGATTGGTTGTTGTACTCATGGCTTGTCCGCCTTACCGTCTAATTTGTCGTAAATACGTTGGAACATATCTTCAATATGGGCCATCCGTTTATCTAAATCGTCTTTAAGAACGTATTCTTTTGGAAGCGACGCCTCCAGTTTACTAATATCCCGTTGTAGTTCTTTTACCGCGCCCCAAAGTTCCCGCAAAAGCCATCCCGCCACGGTCAGGGCCATCCCTGCCCCTATATCTATAAGGTTTTGATACTCATTCATAATTAGGCATCCCGGATGATGGCGGTGGAGGTTTCCCTGTCAATAGATAATACACCATAGCAGACAATATTCCAATCCCCGCCATCCCGTTCATCCTTGACGGGAACCTGTATGTCCAGATGCTTAAACAGATACTCTTGGCCGTTTTCAAATACCCGCCAGACATGATCCTCCGTCCCGCGACCGGGTTGACCACGGGACTTATTGAACCGGATGGCGTACTTGTTCATTTCCAACGTGGGCCTTCAACCCAGATGACCAGTGACTTACGAATGCCTTTGGTTACAGGCGTGACGCGGTGCAGCACAAAGGATGGGAAAAAAATAGCCATTCCCTTTTTAACATTAACTTTATTAGGAGTGGAAAGGTTAATTTCAAAATCTCCACCTTCAAAATCATCATTTAAAAGCATAGTCATAGATAATTTACGGTGAAGACCAGTTCCTTGCGGGTTAACTTGATTAACATAACTATCAATATGCCAATCGTAATGGCCGCTTTCTTTTGAATTATATGTAGAAAATTGAAAAGAATTGTATCCTACCAAATCAAACCCATAAAATTTATCATTTATCATGGTTACGAAGTCATTTAATTTATTAAAAATCCACCTGTTTTCTTCATCAGGCTCCGTAAAATTTATTTTTGATTTTCTTATCTTGTTATCAACACTGCTTTGAATTTTGCCGTCTTCTAATTTTTTGTTTTCACAATATTGAACAATAAGTGCCAATTCTTCATTGGTAAAATAACCTTCCCAATAAACATGAGGGTAAAAAATAGATGATTTTTCAGCGGTATAATTTGTAATCATAATTATATAACCGTTGCAGTTAGTGGGGAGTAAACAACACCTACATTAAAATGAATCATACGAAATGGTTTTTTGGATAAATTACGGGTAAATGAATGCGGCAACCAAGAATTTGCAAACATAAATGTCCCTGACTCTGGGATAAAATTAATCATATTGCTGGCATACGTTGCTTGGGATGGGTCACGTTCAATAAGCGAAACAAATTCCTTGGTTGAACGCGGTTCATGTATAATTAATTTGCAGCCATCTGGAGGCGTATCTATAAAATAAAATCCAGAAATAACGGAGTTATGAAAGTGTTTTTCATGGCCAGAACGGTAATGATGTTCTTGACACCAGAAATCATACATTTCCATACGGTACACATCCATGTTGTACCCTTGGTCATTTAAAATATTCCATGAGGTTTTTAATATATAATCCACAAGACTGTGCATTCTTTCATCAGTATGCAAAGCTCCAGTGTTATATAACGGATATATATCATCTAATTTTGTTGTTTTTTTAACTTCCGCCAATTTTTCCGTGCATACTTTGGTGGCGTCTTTTAAAAATTCTGGTTTATCAAATTTATAAACAGGAGACGTAAAATAGTGCCAAGCATTAATGGCATCAGACATTTTATTTTCCTTTTAAGATATAATGTTTCCGTTTGAATCTAACTTAGGTATCTTAGGAACTTCCCAGTTCAAATAGTCCGTTACCGTATAATCCTGCAATTGGGCAAGATAATTGTTATATGCCATTTTTTGTGCATCAGTTGTAGATAGGTCTGCAATTAAAGTATTCACTTTTGATGTCCGCGTTGTTTTAATATCAGCAATCACCTGATCAATATTTGCTTTAATTGCAGATATCTCATCATCTGGTTTTGCCGTAATAAGCCAAACATCTTGCCAAATGTTATCAATTTTTTGATATATTGGTTCAAAACTAACATTCTCAAAAGTATTAGGAATAGGTATAGAAGTACGATTAAATGGCTGATATTTCTCAGGAATACCATTTGGGAAAATATCAATAAGATTTTCTTCCAGCATTGGATGGTTTACTGGATTACCTTCTTCGTCAATTTGAATATACCAATTGGACATTATGGGCTACCTGCTGATGTTGATGGGAATGAACGACTGCAACCGGGCCACATGATACGAACAGCGCCAACTGCTCCCGCAGCGCCTTTAAAACAAACGTAACCGCAGCAGCAATAAGCACCACCACCACCGCCGCCAGCGCCGTATGAACCCGCTGGTCCACCAGTTTTACCGTTTGTTGAGCCGTTGCCGCCACCCGATCCTCCGCCACCAGTTTTTGTACCGTTAGAACCTTGCCCTAAAACTCCAACGCCGCCTCCACCTTGGCCTCCGCAACTGGAACCAATACCTCCTCTGCCGCCACCACCAGCGCCGCTAACACCCGCTGTGGAATTATCACCGGGATAATTCCCGCCGCAACCACCGCCAGAAACGCTTCCGCAATATCCACCTGCTCCGCCACCGCCGCCACCAGCGCCACCGTTACCCCCGACATATCCACGTCCGCCTTTTCCGCCGGGCGCACCATTAGTCCCGCCATGCCCTCCCCCGGTTCCTCCACATGCAGGTGCCGAAGACCTTCCGCCATTTCCGCCACTTCCATAAACAACACCAGTACTAACAAAATAACTTGTTCCGCCAGCACCTCCGCCACCCCCAATAGGGCCAGCATTTCCGGCACCGCCTACTACAACAGTATATGTGTTTCCGGGAATTGTTGTATAGTTATTATAATATCCTAAACCAGCGCCGCCACCGCCGCCGCCGCCATTGGACGCTGCGCTTCCGGCACCGCCGCCGCCACCGCCAACGGTTACAATTGAAACAGATCGGACACAAGCAGGGGCCGTCCAACTGAAAGGCCCAGCAGAATTATATGTTATTGATCCGGGAGGTGCCGCAGGAGCCTTTCCAACCGTCGTAAAAAAATTTTGCATAATAGTCATGTTACGTCAGCCCTGCGCCTGAAATTACAGCGTTAGAAGATGTGATAAAGATTATAGTGCAAATTCCGTATAATCCAAGCGTCCTATTGCCAGTTGTGGATGACGATTGACCCGCCCACTGCATCGTAACGCCCGTTCCCTGCGTAATGGTTTGGCTGCTACCTGAGTTATTGTAGATAGTAACAATGTTACCCGCTGACAAGATTGAGTTGGGGACAGTCACGCCGCCAGTGGTGATTGATATGGTTTTACCCGCATCACCCGCCACAAGTGTATACCCAGTCGTCTGAGAGTTAATGGTTGAACCTGTACCTGCAACCGTGACAGCGCCCGATGCGTTGGTAATGGTAATACCCGCACCCGCCGTTAACGTAGCAGCCGTATAGTTTGTGCCGTTACCAATTGGAATCTGGCCGTTGGATGGCGTGGTTGTAATACCCGTACCACCGTTACCAACTGGCAATGTGCCTGTTACACCAGCCGTTAGTGACACCTGACCCCACGAAGGCGCAGAACTTGTCGTGGCGATCAATACCTGACCAGTCGTACCTGCGGCGGTGACGCCCAATGCACTTGTTGTGTTGCCGTAAATAACCCCGTTGGCGGTAAATGTACCCGCCCCCGTACCACCGTTGGTAACCGTCAACGTACCGCTTACGTTGGTGTTGGCCGTACCAAGGGCAAGCGTTCCAAATGCAGGTGCGCTTGATCCCGCAGAAATCAAAGGTTGACCAGAAGTACCCGCCGCAGAATAAGCATGAGCCGTACCCGTGCCGTATCCAACACCGCCAGCCGTTGGGGTTGCGGTGCTATTTGTACCACCCGATGCAATTGGAAGCGTTCCGGTTGTTAATGCGGACGTAGATGTCGCATAAACCGCACCACCAGAAGTAAACGATGTAAGACCAGTGCCACCCGCCGCAGTTGGAAGTGTACCCGCCGTCAATACGGATGCGGATGTTGAGTAGATGGCATTGTTGGCGGCAGTAAAGGTAGTCAACCCAGTACCACCGTTACCCGTTGCAAGTGTACCAGCAAGGGTTACAGCGCCTGTTGTCCCAGATGACGGCGTAAGACCTGTCGTACCCGCAGAGAATGATGTTACACCAGAGCCAGATGGAATGGTTGACGACCAAGACGGTGCGCCGCCTGTGTTGCCAATTAGAACTTGTCCAGTAGTACCAGCGGCGGTTGTTGCCATTGCGGATGTGGTTGATCCATACACAACGCCATATTGCGTTAATGCAGAAGCCTGACCCGTTCCGCCATTTGCTACAGGTAGCGTACCCGTAACCGCCGTTGTAAGGGAGACTTGACCCCAAGAAGGAGCCACGCCCACGCCGCCAGACAATAACACATTACCCGTTGCTACATCCGCAAGACGGGATAAGGTCGTTGTTCCGGAAGCATAAAGAAGATCGCCAACTGCGTATGTCGTAAGGCCAGTGCCGCCATTACCAACTGGCAATGTACCCGTGACGCCTGTGGTTAAAGATACTTGCGACCATGTTGGGGCAGCGGATGCGCCGCCAGAAGTAAGCACATACCCAGATGTGCCATATGTAGCGCCGCCAATACCCAACTGACCTGCAGGGCCAAAACGGAAGGCTTCAGCAATTGCGTTGCTGCCCGTTGGTGTGGTGTAAATACCCGCATACGTACCCTGCGCCGTATCCGTAAAGTTTTCCGCCGCAGAGAATGCAATGTACCCTGTAGACGCCGTGCCAAATCCAGTTGCGCCGTAACCACGGGCTGTAAATTGTGCCAAGAAATCGCCGGACTGCGATGCTGTAGGAGATGCAGCCGTGCCACGGGCTTGTCGTGCCGTGAACACGCCGTAAGCGCCAGTACCGTAAGCATCTTGCGTAATACGGGTGTTGGCGGCGTTTGCACCAACAATATACAAGTCTGTACCCGCAGGTAGCGTGGCCGTGGGTGTGGTCGTCTGAGTATTGGAAAGAATTGTTAACTGCGTCTGTGGCGTAGCCGTGTTAATGCCCAAGCGGTTATTGGTATTGTCCCAAAAGAACTTAGCATTGTTCTGGCTGTAAACGCCGGACGCACCAGCGAACACGACAGAGCCAGTGGTAAATGCCGTTGAGGTACCCGTGCCGCCATTGGCAACGCCCAAAGTTCCAGTAACACCTGTTGTTAAAGGAAGACCCGTAGCATTAGTTAGCACAAGCGCAGTTGGCGTTCCCAGTGCTGGAGTTACAAGTGTTGGCGACGTAGAAAGAACAACTGAACCAGAACCTGTGGAAGTTGTTACACCTGTGCCACCTGCCAAAACAGGCAATGTACCAGCCGTTAAAGCAGATGAAGATGTTGAATAAATAGCATTATTGGCTGCTGTAAATGTGGTTAAACCAGTTCCACCATATCCAGTTGCGATAGTTGTTCCGTTCCAAACACCCGCAGTAATTGCGCCGCTTGTGCCAATCGTCATGGCATCCGTTGCGCCGTTATTGATCACAAAATGAATGGCGTTGCTTGTTGTCGTACCGATAGCAAGGTCAGCGGATGTAGCATCAAGATAAACAGTATTAGGTGCGTTAAATGCGCCTGATCCTGCAAATGTTGAAGAATTCATTCCCAATTCGCCATAATACGTTGATGACGTACCAAGGTTGTTGGAAACAATAAAGTTTGTGGATGCCACGTTGCCAGAGTTGGTGTTTTGAAGCACCATTTCGTTGTAGGCGTTTACGCTATTGGTATAAGACGCAAAGATATTCGTATCGCTATAGCCAAGAGTACCGTAACTATAAGCACCTGCGTTTAGCGCACTGGCAAGCGAACCATTGGCCGTCACATAGGTAAACGCACCCGTGGAAGGCGTTGTTGCACCCACCGTGCCATTGATGCCGCTGACCCAAGAAGCAGTCGTGCCATTGGATGTCAGAAGTTGATTAGCCGTTCCAATACCCAAGCGGGTTGCACTGTTCGCGCCGTTTCCAATAATCAAGTCGCCAGTTGTGGTAATTGGCGAAAGCGCATTGAATGCAGCAGATGCAGTCGTCTGGCCCGTGCCGCCAAACGAAATACCAACCGTGCTTAAGCCAATCGTATTACCCGTTTTGGTAATTGGGGCAGATACGGCAATATTACCAGCAGAAGATGTCTGAACCCACACAAGGGCAGTCGAACCAACTGTAATTGTGCCAGTCGTATTCATAACCCATGAGGTTGAACCCCACGTTGTGCCGCTTGAAACAAATACGCCAGCGCCCGTTTCAATGTAATTTGGCCCTGTTCCAACCGTGTTAAAGTCCGTGGAGCGGGTAAGAACCCAATTTGTTGAGCCAGAACCTTGGTTGGTGACAACATAAATACCGTTTTGCAGACCACTTGATTGGTTCTTGACCAGAACGCGGGTGGCGTTGGTAACGTCTGTGGCAGTGAAAGTATAGCCGTCAATCGTCAATGCGGCTTGTGTGCCAGCATTTGTAATCGTAGCGCCAACGCCAGATGTGCCGTTATTGTATGTTACCGTGCCAAGGTCTGCGGTGGTTGCATAGCCAACGGCGGTGTGGAATGTCGTGTTGCTGACTGACGCAACCTGACCATCAACATACTGCTTGGTAGATAATTGCAATGCGGAAACTGGGTCTTGCGTAACCGTAACGGTTGTCAAACCAGACAGTGTGGTTGCTGTAGCACCCAGTGATATAGAAGTTGAGCCAAGCGTAATAGATGAATTGGTCAACCCGGCATTAGGGATGGTAGCCGATGCCGTAACCGCGCCCGTGCCGTTACCAAATAGGTAGCCACTAAGCGTAGAAGCGCCCGTGCCGCCATTGGCGACAGGAAGAACACCAGTGACGCCTGTTGTGAGCGGCAAGCCTGTAGCATTGGTTAAGATAGCCGCAGATGGTGTGCCAAGGGCTGGCGTAAGAAGTGTTGGCGAATTTGACAACACCAATGAACCAGTTCCCGTGGACGTTGTTACTCCAGTGCCACCTGCCGATACTGGCAATGTCCCTGATGCAAGAGCGGAAGAAGATGTTGCGTATAAAGCGCCACCAGATGTAAATGATGTAAGGCCAGTGCCGCCATTCGTCGTTCCAAGCGTACCCGTAACGCCCGTTGTTAAAGGGAGACCTGTTACGTTTGTCATAACGCCTGATGACGGTGTACCAAGAGCCGGAGTGACTAAAGTTGGCGAAGTTGATAAAACAACGCTACCAGTACCCGTGGATGTTGTTGTCCCTGTGCCACCCGCAGTTACAGGCAATGTGCCTGTAGTAAGAACAGATGCTGACGTTGCATACATTGCCCCGCCAGACGTAAACGACGTAAGACCCGTACCACCATTGGTTGTGCCAAGCGTACCACTTACATGAGTAGAAAGACCAATTTTACCCCAAGACGGAGCAACACCGACCCCTCCAGAAATAATAGCACTGCCAGTAGCCACGTCATTAAGACGGGCCAAGGTGGTAGATGACGAAGCATAAAGAATGTCACCTGTTGTATACGATCCATAACCTGTTCCGCCCTCTGTTTCAGCAAGAGGAGTAGTCAGACCAGTTAAGCTGGTAATGTCGCTATTTGCGCCAGAAGCCGCCGCACCAAGATTAGTACGCGCACCCGATGCGGTAGTTGCACCAGTTCCGCCGTAAGTAATTGCGATTGGCGACCCTTGCCACGTACCGGAGGTTACAGTGGTAAGATTTGTGTTACCTGTTGCCGTAAGCGCAGTAAAAGTTGCTGCGGCAGGAGTTGTCCCGCCAATTGTTGTGGCATTAATTGTGCCGCCTGTAATCGCTACAGCGTTAGCATTTTGCGTTGCCATTGTCCCCAAACCAGAAACTTGGCTTGGAGAAATAGAAATACTGGTATTTGTCGCAGACGTGATTTGGCCTTGCGAATTAATTGCAAGAACAGGAACAACCGATGCGGAGCCGTAAGTAGACGCCGTTACCCCAGTTGTGGCAATAGAAATTGTGCCGGAAGATGTAATGGTCCCACCGGACAAACCCGTACCAGCCGTAATAGAAGTGACGGAACCAGTTCCATAACCTTGCGATTTAACAAATTGTGTTGTCGCAAGAGTAGTGCTTGCATCACTTGTTAAAGGCGTAGGGGCAGTGGGTACGCCTGTAAATGCTGGAGAAGCCAAAGGAGCCGCCCCAAGCATCGTCATTGTTTGAGCAACCGTTAAATCCGTTGGATTGGCGGCAGAACCCGTATTGTTGCCTTTGATGGTGTTAGATGCCATTGTTGATAAGTACGAATTGGTAATGCTGCTGGTCGTTAAGCCAATCGTACCGGATGATGTGATAGTGCCGCCAGACAATGGAGACTGGGCGGTAATAGAAGTAATGCCCGTAATTGGGTACGTTGTTTGCGTATATTTCGCAATCTGGTCTACGGTCAGATAAACAGTAGTACCCGCTTGCACCGCAGGAACTTGGCTGCTGGCTTGCGCAGCCGTTACAGATGGTAAATTGGAAATGGAAACATTTGACATTTACGCACCTGTCTGAACGATTTGTGTGTACTGCGGCGGTATACCAACGGACGCTGTTACTATACGTGTATTTGCCCCCAAAAGTCCACCAGAAGGTATAGCTTTGTTGGCTTGATATGTGAAGACTGTAGCTGACAAAACAGTAATGCTAAACATCCCCATAGCATCATTATTTGTCGTACCCGTAACTGATATCTGGCTATTAGTTACAAGGCTATTTGCGGTAGAAAGTGTTACGGTAATAGTAGTTGTGCCGTTGGCGGTGATAGACACAACGGGCAAAAGTACATCAAAAACCGTCTGGTTGATTAGTGGCATTAATGCATTTGGATCAAGGTCCGCTGGCTTTCCAATAGGCTGAACCGTAAGGTTTTGACCGCTTTCCGTAATCAAATCCACGTTATTGGGAACAGGAATGCCTGTTTGGGTATTAATGGTAAAGCCGGGTTCCGCCAGATTACTGGTATTGTATATGTCATACGAATCTGGGCGGGCGTTCAACACAGGAACTGGGTCTTGTGTAGTCAAAATAGGCTTTAACTGCGCCTGTGGCTTGTCATAGCATTTTTCGCACACCAAAAATCGCAGGTTCTGCAATTGCGGGCCACGAAAATCAAACTGCCATTTCAATGCTTTATGGTTGTAAATAAAGCCGCAACGGTCACACCGCCCCCATGCTGATGGTGCGCTTGGATTAACAAAAGCATGGCCGTGGGGACGGTACGCCATGACTACGACACCCTAAAGTAGCCAGAAAGTCCGGGCATAATATACAAGGGAACGTTTTCCGTATCCTGTGTAGCAGCTATCATATACGCTTGCTGGGCCTTAGCCTCCAACATTTGCATACGATCCGGCGCATAAATAGCCGCCAAACGTGCTGCCAAACCAGATGCCAAAGCGTCTAACCAACGATATGGGATGTCAACCGTCTGTGCGTCCGTTAATTCAGCATCTTGAATCTGCGTCACCGCATAATAGTTCAACGTATAAACATTACTTTGATCAGGAACGGGCCACAATGTAACCGTTGGGTTAATTAAACGGTCAAACCAGAACACCGTAGGCGGTGCTTGTTGCAACTTATTAGGCGTTTGGCTGTATTCTGTGCGGGAAATAGGCATAATAACACGGTCAAACTGCGATGAAGTGCCAGTATTCTGCTGAATAACGGCATCAAGTATCATCACAACCTTTTGCGGGACCGTATATGTCGTTTGGCCCTGCACCAATGGCACGGAAATAAGCACAACTTCCCACAAGTTAACCCCTTGGTTAGCCCAAGAGGCAAGCATGAGGTTGGTTTCAAACCGCGCATCCGTCATATGCTCTTGCATAATGGCGGTCCTGCGTACGCCGCAACGTGCATACGCATTCAAGACGATTTCGCCAAGCGACGGATTAAACGTATAAGTGCCGCTGGTGGTCATTTTCTATCCTTAGAAGATAGTACCGTCGTTTGCTACTAAATAGCCGCCCGCAAAAATTGACCCAACAAATGGACCGCCAGTGTTAGATTTCATTTGGAACTGAATATCTGTGCCGCCGGGGTGCGCTGGAGCAATCGTGTATGGAATATTAAAAATTTGCACAAACGGAGATTGAGAAAGCAAAGTTGTATTGCCATTCACCGTATAAGTGTATCCATTTTCAACAACTGTGCTGGAAAGGTTAAATTTATTTAATTCCGCATAAAGCATGTAGTTGCTGGATGTAAACCCAATGCTGGCGTTACCTTGAACATATGTCAAATAAAACGTAAAACCATTTGGAACCGTATAAATTGACATTTGCGTCTGACCAATACCCGCATTAATTTGCGCGTAAAGAACGGTTGAAATTTTAGCGGTAATAATGCCCGCATTTAAACCATTAGTAACAAACAGCCCGTTAATGCGATAATAAGAATTAGTGGTGGTTGCTGTTCCGGACCCATTTAATGTTACAAGTTCCGAAAGAACGTTAAAACTTGAATCCAAACCATTAACTTGAACAATTAAGCCAGCGTCCGTTGCGCCAGATGCGCTAAGAAGGACAATTTGACCAGCAGAACTTGGGTACGCGTATGCGCCGCCAGATTGCGTCAAACCTTCCCACAATGGGCCAAGGGCAGTCCCTGCAACTTGTGTGCTGTACCCAAAAATCTCAACAGGCTGATGACCCGTAATTTGGTTACGTGCAACCTGCAATTCAAAAGGCTCATGCAAGCCACGTTTAGTAACAGAATCGTTAATGACAAAGGCTTGACTGGTCATAATTATTTACCCTTTTTACGTGCTATTGCTGCATTATCTACCAGATTTGGGTAGGGACGGCCAGCCGCCCGTGCATGTGCTTTTGCAAGAGATTTCTGTTTGGTGGTTAAATGTTTGTGGTGTGCATCTTTTTCAGCAGGATGCTCCCAGAAAGGTTTCTTTTCCATTATTTTTGCACCAATAAAATAATAATGATGCCGGAAAGGATAACATTGACAATTTCACCGAATGATAAACCTACAACCATGTTAGCAACCCCATTTTCTAAGTGCTTTGTTAACCCTGCTTTCAGGATCATGTGCATTTTTGTGATTCGTCATTTTAGACCGCATCCCTTCCATCCGGCTGCAAAATGACTTGTGCCGGGAGTTATGCGTATCTTTCGTTGGAGCCTTTAAGGTTCCGCCCGTTTCAGAATGATATGAAGCCCGTCCTTTGGCATTTAAGCCACCGGATGGGGATTTGCCTTCTGATCTTGTCCATGCAGCAGTCATATGGTCCTCCGAAGAAAGAAGGGGGCCGCAGCCCCCCACTTAATCGTGCATTTTCTTCAACGTCTGAGCAAGTTTGGCGCGTTTAGCAAGAGTAGGGTTCGTGCTATGCGCCGCCTTAGCTAACTTCTTGGCGGGGATTTTCTCCCCCGCCGGAACGTGAAGTTGTCGGTGAAGCGCACCGGGATGCTTGATAGCACCCTGAATCCACTTCGCTCCGCCGCCATCAGCATGATGCTGACGGCTTACGACTCCCCCGGCTCCACCATGCGGCCAGCAGGGGTCTTAACCTTGTTGCTGCGGAGAAAGGACGCATCTCAGCGCCGCCAGCAACTGCACCACCCGATTTACGGGCAGGGCGGTCAAGGCGGTGATGAGCATGCTTGCCGTGCATATCAAGATGCTTCATGTGCATCTTCTTTGCGCGACCGCCATGCTTACGGGCGGCATGCTTTTCCTCTGCTTCGTGTACGGCATGCGAACCAGCGCCAGCGTAAACTTCCTTTGGCGTTGGATCTTCGTCTACTTCACCATGCATTGGCGACTCAACCTTACCACCCTTTTTGTGGGCAGCACGTTTCATTGTATGCATAGAATGTTTCTTAACCATGTGATGAGCATGACCGCCATGAGCATGGTGACCATGATGTTCAGAATGATGCTTCATGGGTTACTCCTTAAAAGTTGTAATACTGGGTTAAACCAAACAAGCCAGTTGCAGACTGA